GTTTGATATTAGCGGAAGACAGTATCTTGTAAGAAGATCAATTAAACCAAATCTATTTGAAATAGAAGTTGATGGTCAAAAGATGCACAAACAGGCAGATGACCGTGCAACTCAAAAGATTTTAGAAGAAAATATACTCAAAGTAAACTATAAATCCTTTACTCAAATAGTAATTCTAGGTAGTAGTGCCTTTGTTCCTTTTATGCAATTGTCAGGAACAAACCGAAGAGAAGTGATTGAAGACTTATTAGATATTCGTATTTTCTCTGCAATGAATGTAATTATTCGTGAGAAGATAAGAAAACAAAAGGATGAAATAAGAGTTTTAGATTTAGCAAGAGAGAATATAAAAGATAAGTTAGATATGCAAAAGAAGTTCATTGAAGAGTTAGAGAATCGTGGAAAGGCAAATATTCAAGGAAAAAAAGATAAAATTACAACCCTCCTCGAAGAACAAGATGGTTACGCATCTACTAATAATGGGTTAGAGGATAAAGTTATTGACCTTACAAAAGAGCAAGAAAAGGTCACAGGAACTAATAAAAAGTTACGGACTCTTAACAAATATAAGGGTCAATTAAGTCAGAAAGTAGCAACCATTACGAAGGAACATAAGTTCTTTACTGATAATGTAACATGTCCTACATGCACTCAAGAGATAGAAGAATCGTTTCGTTTAAATAGAATTAGTGATGCTCAAATTAAAGCAAAAGAGTTGCAATCTGGTTATCAAGAACTAGAAAAAGCAATTAAAAACGAAGAAGAAAGAGAGCATCTTTTCACCAAACTTTCAAAGGAGATTACTAAACTCAATAATGGCATTTCTCAAAACAATACTCGAATTTCTGGATGTCAACGACAGGTCAGAGATTTGGAATCAGAAATTCAAAAACTTACCACTCAACTTGCAAACAGAAATACTGAGGATGAAAAATTAAAAGAGTTTAATCAAAATCTCCAAAACATTTTTAAAGAAATAGCAGATAAGAAAGAAGAAATCATCTATCATGATTTTGCATATTCTCTGCTAAAAGATGACGGAGTTAAGACTAAAATAATTAAAAAATATCTACCACTTATCAATCAGCAGGTCAATCGATATCTGCAGATGATGGATTTCTATATCAATTTTAAATTAGATGAGGAATTTTGTGAGACGATAGAATCACCTATCCACGAGAACTTTTCTTATAGTTCTTTTAGTGAAGGTGAAAAAATGCGTATTGACCTGGCACTACTATTCACTTGGAGGGAAGTTGCAAGAGTTAAGAATTCAGTAAATACTAATCTATTAATTATGGATGAGGTATTTGATAGTTCTCTTGATGGTATGGGAACTGAAGAATTCTTAAAGATAATCAGGTTTGTAATTAAAGATGCGAATGTATTTGTAATATCTCATAAAGTAGACTTACATGATAAATTTAATAGTGTGATAAGGTTTGAGAAAGTCAAAGGTTTCTCTCGTGTTGTTTCTTAATAAATACCTAAAAAACTGATAAAATGGTTTGGCATATTAAAAAAACTAGTATGATGACTTCAGCAGGAGTTGGAACGGTTTATTACAAAGGTGATAATCGTTGGACTGAAACCTATGCTGATAGATCAACATATTCATCTCAAGCAAATGCAAAAGCAGTCAATTACATTTGGGAAAAGAAAACAACAGCTGGTTGGGATACTACTGCTGTGAACGAAGGATAATGATTTTCTTTTCTATTATACTTTCGTTTTTTGCGAATCACTTACCTGTGATGTATGTACAAGTACCACAGTGGGCAGATGATTGGGCAGTTTGTGCTGTAGACATACCTGATGCAAAGTGTCATTGGTATGTTGTGGCACCTGATAATACATTTGGTGAAGGATTTAGTTGGGAAGATGCACCTTGGTTTGATGCAAATGGTTTAAATGATGTAGCACCGATACAAGAAGTATCAGTTTTAGAAAAATTACAGGGAAAAGAATGAAAACATTCTCACAGTTTCAAGAAGATGTTGATAGTATGAAAGCAACTATGAAAGGATTTGCTGATACTATGGTGCCACAAATGAAAAAGTTTGCTAAAAGTAAAGAAGCAAAAGATTTAAAAACCAATGTTATGAATATGTTTATCAACAAAGGATATGAAGTATTAGATAAAGGAAAAAAGAAACTTGGTGAATTTGAGAAAAAAGTCAGATAGTAGACAGTTAATAAAGTGTCCACTTGACCGTCCCTTGGGGCGGTTTCGTTGTTATAATAGATGTATAAAGCAAATAACATTATGACAGTCCAACACGAAATCAAATCACAACTTGCTAAATTACTTGCCACAGAAGACATTGTAGTTGAGCACAAGCAAGTCGAAACAGCACAGTTCAATGTACAAACTCGTGTACTTACACTTCCAATGTGGGAGAAAGCAAGTAACGGAGTAATTGATATGTTAGTTGGTCACGAAGTTGGACACGCACTTTACACACCTGATACAGAGTGGTGGAAAGAGGTAAAAGTACCTCAACAGTTTGTTAATGTTGTTGAAGATGCTCGTATTGAGAAATTAATCAAGAGAAGATATGAAGGACTAAACAAGACATTCTATAATGCATATCATGAATTATCAGATAAGGATTTCTTTGAGATTGAAAACAAAGACCTAGATGAGTTAAACCTTGCAGACAGAGTTAATCTACATTTTAAGATTGGACATTTTGTAGACATTGACTTTAATATTGAAGAGAACTTACTTGTAAGTAAGATTGAATTAGCAGAAACATTCGATGAAGTCCTTGTTCTTGCAAAGCAATTATATGACTTAACAAAGCAGAAGATGGAAGAGGAGAGACAAGAGAGAGAAGAAGTAGAAAGTGATATGGGTATTGATATGGGTGATGAAACTTTAAATGGTACACCTACAGGAGAATCAGGTGATTCAGAAGAAGAGACTGATTTAGATTATCAAAAACCACAATCTCAAGAACCAACACTTGAAGAGATTGAAAATATGATGGATAAAATTAGTGGTGGTTCTCAAGTACCTAATCAGGAGACAGAACCAGAAGTTGAGACTATGGATGCACTTGATGAAGCACTCAAAGATTTAGTAAACAAAGGTACTCGTGAGAATCATTACATTGAATTACCAAAGGTAGATATCAAAAAAGTAGTAATCTCAAATGAAAAAGTGCATAAAACATTTGATGAGCATTGGACTAATTTAAATTGGAGAATACAAAAACAGTTCAAAGAAAATCCAAACTACTTTACTTCACTTTGCAATCCTGATAGAATCCCAGAATCTTATGACCCATTTGCAGAATTAGATAAAGACTTCTATGCATTCAAAAAGTCTGCACAGAAAGAAGTAAACTATCTTGTCAAAGAGTTTGAGTGTAAGAAGTCTGCATCTGCATATGCTCGTGCTACTACAAGTCGCACTGGTGTTCTTGATACAACTAAACTTATCAATTACAAATTTAGTGAAGACCTTTTCAAGAAAGTTACTGTTCTTCCTGATGGTAAGAATCACGGACTTGTATTCATACTTGATTGGTCTGGTTCAATGAATAATGTTTTACTTGATACTCTCAAGCAACTCTATAATCTAATTTGGTTCTGTCGTAAAGTTCAAATACCTTATGATGTATATGCATTTACATCTGACTATCCTAGACCAGCTATGCATGCAAATGGAGAGACTTTCTATGAACCAAAGGATATGATGGCAGAAGTCAACAACCAATTTGCTTTATTGAATATGTTTAGTAATCAAACTAGGTCAAAAGATTTAGATACACAAATGATTAATATTTGGAGGTCTGCGTGTATATTTGCTTGGAATATGAATACACCTTACCTAGATGTGCCATATGGATATAGATTATCTGGAACACCTTTGAATGAAGCAATGGTTACTTTACATACATTACTTCCTGATTTTCAAAAGAGAACTGGTGCAGAGAAAGTACAATGTGTTGTGCTTACTGATGGAGAAAGTCAACCACTTCGTTATCATCGTGAGGTTCAAAGACAATGGGAAGATGAACCATATATGGGTACAAACTATTTTAGTGATGGTTGTGTATTGCGTGACCGTAAGTTAGGTAAGACTTATCTTTCAAAAGACTCTGGTAGATATGAAGCAACTGATATGTTACTTGAAAATCTAAAAGATAGTTTCCCACAAACTAATTTCATTGGTATTCGTGTTCTTGTAAGTCGTGAAGGTGGTTCATTCATTCGTAGATATTGTGGATATGAAACTCCAGAATCAATAAAAATGATGCATCGTTGGAAGAAGGAAAGGTCTTTTGCAATTACTACATCTGGATATCATACTTACTTTGGTATGGCATCATCTGCTTTGAATAATGATGGAGAGTTTGAAGTTAAAGAAGATGCAACTAAAGCAGAGATAAAGAGAGCATTTACTAAAAGTCTTAAGGGTAAGAAGATGAATAAAAAGATATTAAGTGAATTCATAGAGTTGGTTGCGTGATAAATAAGTATACATTACAATAATACTATGGTTAGAATTACACCTAAAGAAGCGAAGGCAATGTACGATGCATATTCTAAAGTGTATGCACCTAAAGAAGAACCCAAGGTTGAAGCAGAACCAACAGAAGAACCTGCAACAGAACCCGAAGCAAGTACAGAAGAATGACACGTTTTACAGATTTACTAGCAACTAATGAAGTTCACTCTGCATATGAAGATGTTACTACTACACCTTCAGTAGAAGATACAGCACCTGCTTCAGTAGAAGACCCTGTGAATCCAGAACCTCTTGATTATGATTCTATGTCAAAACTAGAATTAGAAACATTTGGTCGTACAATCGGTATTGAATTAGATAGAAGACATAATAAATCAAAACTAATTAAACAATTGAAAGACCATATCGAATATATGGAGACAATGTAAACCAGTTGACAAACTGGCACACAAGGGGTTTACCGACCCCTTTTTTTTAACTATAATATAGGTATAGTTAAGAAACAAACCTTTTATTATTATGCCCTTTGAAACTAAAATGACTTCCGAGCAAGCAATCGAAAAACTTAAGAACCTATACGGTACTGAGATTACAACAGCAGATATCAAAGCATTCTGTGCAATGAATGACATTACTTATCAAACAGTTACTAAGAAACTAGCAAGTTTCAAAGTATCAAAAGGTAAGTGGAATCTTGAAGTCACACAAAAAGATGTAGACCAGATTGAAAGAACATTCCAATCTCCTGCAGTATTACCTGCATCTGAAAAGAACTTAGTTCCTGCAATTGACGAAACATTCTTCAAGTTTGGAAACTTTACTGATGTAAAGAAAGTAATACAATCAAAACAATTCTATCCAACATTCATTACTGGACTATCTGGTAATGGTAAAACATTCTCTGTAGAACAAGCTTGTGCTCAGTTAGGTAGAGAACTTATCCGTGTAAACATTACTATTGAAACAGATGAAGACGATCTTATTGGCGGTTTCCGTCTTGTTGATGGTGCCACAGTATGGCACAATGGCCCAGTCATCGAAGCACTTGAGCGAGGTGCAATCTTGCTCCTTGACGAAATCGACCTTGCCTCTAACAAGATTCTCTGCCTTCAATCAGTCCTTGAGGGAAATGGAGTTTTTCTTAAAAAAATTGGAAGATTCGTTAAGCCAGCTAGAGGATTCAACATACTCGCCACCGCAAATACTAAAGGTAAGGGTTCAGACGACGGAAGATTTATTGGAACTAACGTGCTTAATGAAGCCTTCCTCGAAAGATTCCCAGTAACATTTGAGCAA